GCCAGCAAGCATGGCATTTCCAGTGGCGTTACCGATAGCAATATTAGCTGCTCCAGTTACGGCTGTCGTAGCCATTGCAGCGTGTCCAATAGCAATAGACCGTGTAGCGGTTGTGATCAGAGTCCCTGCATCATCTCCAATGCAGGTATTTCGAGTTCCTGTATTTATAGAACCCCCTGCACCCAGTCCCATACAAATATTTTCAGAGCCTGTCGTAATGGCATCACCTGCAAATGACCCGACTAGAACATTTTCTACGGCAGAGCCTTGGAGGAGAAGACCAGCGTTTTTACCTATTGCTACGTTGTTGTTTCCAGTAAGTTTTGTACCTGTAATGCCTTTACCTGCTTGAAACCCCACAAAAGTATTGCCTTGGGCGGTAGTTCCAAAGGCTCCTGCATCATGCCCAATCAGGACATTGTTTGTTCCTGTAGTAAGGCTAGTTCCTGAGTTATTGCCCAAGGCAATATTAAATCCGTCTGCCCCTACATTTAATGTTTGTAAAGCACCTACGCCCACAGCTACATTATTGCCATGACCGTCTTCAGTAAATAAAGCCTTAAATCCAACCGCTATGTTGGCATCCCCACCATTTAAAGCTGTACCTGCCTCATCTCCAATTAAAGTGTTGAAATTAGTGTTAGCGGATATTGCGTCCCCTGCGTTTACACCAAGCCTTACGTTAGATGTACCTAGTGTGGGGGTGGATATTGCACCGTCTAAAGCTATTTGAAATTTATTTACCCAAGTTATTGCTCCATTAGCTGATCCAGCCGCCGCTGATCTAAATGTAAACGCTCCATTAGCTTGTACTAACTGGCTTGCCTCATCTCCAAGTACATATTCCCAACGATCATTGGTTTCGTCACGATAAACATTGTTACCCATGTAGACACCTGCACCAGCACCTGCTGAATCTACACTTAGACTTAATGGACCTGCAATGCGTAACGTAGTAAACCCATCTTGCTCATCCATAGGAGCAACACCAATACCTACACCGTCAAATTCACCATCAACAAACAGCATATTAGCGTTGCCATCTGATTCAACACGGAAGTCTAGGTTTGCACCACCTTCGTTAAACACAGTGCCTGTCGTTGTAAAATCTGCAACATCAACATAAGTTATAGCATTACCTGCTGTACCACTTGCAGCAGCATCTATATTTACACCACTTACAAAATCAATTTTTGCAGCAGGGCCATTTATGTCATACGTTTGGTTTGCACTACCACTTACACTATTGCTGTTTGAGGCAATAAAACCTTGTCCGTTTGAATTGTTTGCGTTAAATCCAATTTTTCTATTACTTGCGTTATATCTAGCACCGATAAGAGAAGAAGTGTTATTTACTTGAGCAATAGTAGACCCAGCATTAGCAGCAAAACCACCATTAAATACTGTGGCTGCTGTTGTAGTAAGAACACCTGTAACAAGGGCAGTAGTTGCCATGTTTACAGCTCCATCTATATCTACTATGTCTAAGTTAGATGTTCCATTAACATCTATAGAACCTTCTAAGTCTATATCTCCGCCAACTCCTAAATCATCTGTAACAAATAAATCATCTTCTACTGTTAGGTCTACAACATTGAGACTGGCAAAAGCGTCTACTACTGCTGCACCAGAACCAGCTCCGTCTAAATAAACCGCTTTTGTATGTCCAGGTGGAATAGTGATGTTAGCACCACTACCTTGAGAAATAATTATGTTTTGAGAACCACTTGTACCGTTTTCGATAAAGTGCATTCTGTTTATAGTGTTAGGAGCGATAGTTATTGTGCAAGCACTGTCTAACGTTCCTGTGTATTCAACATACATAGCTCTAACTGGGTCAGTCGCTCCGTCTGCAATAGTTGATGTGTGAGTATCTGCGTTGGTGGTTATGCCTTCTGTTCCGTAACCTAGGCCTTCACCAATCAACTCAAGATTAACATTTGTGTTTGTGCCCCAAGAACCACTGGCATCACCTGTTGCCATTTCATTTAGTCTTAAATCATTTACGTATGTACTAGCCATTTATTTGCCTCTTTTTTTTTACGCAACCTCTTCCCAATTGGGAGTTTGAGTTTCTGTTACATTAGTATAGTTGGGAGTTTGTGTTTCATCAATACGTGACCAAACTAAAATTATTCCAACCGATCCTGTTGCGTTTTGTCCTATTGGAAAAACGTTTGCTTCTGCATCTACTGTTACATTTCCTAGAGTGCTTGTTGCAGCATTTAGTGTAACAGATAAATTGTTGTTAGATATTGTTGTTGCAGTACCTAAAGCACTTGTGCCTACTTGTCCTGTAGGAGTTACATTAGCTTCCCCATCTACAAGAACCGATAAAGATCCTACTGATGCTGTTACTCCGGGGACAGCAGCTATTGCTTGAGCATTTACGCCAGCAACCGGAGCTCCTGTTGTTCCTGCAGCTGGTGCAGTAAGCGTAACGGGTATGGTTCCTTCGCCAAAAGCGAGCTCTCCGAAACCGGCTCTACCCCAACCGCTTAGTAGCTGAGCCATTTTACGCTATTCTAATTATCGCTGTACTCGCTGCTGCTGCTGGGAAAACAATAGTAAAGTCACCTGAAGTAGAAGTTTTATCCCCGCCAAAATCTATTGTGGCTACAGACTTGTCACCATTTGTGTCGTTATAAATCATACAACCTCTAGCAGTTACAGTAGCCGTACCAAACGTCAAATCTGCAAAGTCTGTGAAGCCTGTTGTTCCAGAACTTGTTGGTGCTACTTTGGTTAAAGCTGCTCCGCCAGATGTGTAGTTAGTTCCACTTGCTTGCCCGGTTGTAGTAAATGCTGTAGTTGCAGCTCCTAATGTAGCTGAACTTGTGTATAAAGCTAACTTAAAAGCATTGCCGTTAGTGGCAAAATTATGAGTAGCCGTAAGCAGTTGTGTTTTAAAGCTAGTAGTTAATGTTGATGTAATTGCCATTTAAATACCTTTTATTATTTTTGCTAAATCCTCTGCATCTCCTTTTATTAATTCTTGAATTAAAGACGCCTTATATGATTTTATAGCATTATTCAAGTAAATCAAACACACTTTATAAATTAAATCTTTGTACGCTCTAGCTTGTTCTTTTATATGAGGTGCACTGTCTTCTGAATAACCAACTATTTTTTCAGTTAATTGTTTTGCCCAGAACTCAGGAGGATGCCCTCCAAAGTTTGTTGTTGCTATTTCTACTAAACCTAACTCTGGAATACCGTCTGGAGTAAGTTTATCTACCACTTTTTTGGCTCTCCAATTTTTGGTTCTAGATGATTGTCATTTCTATCAATTAATACAGGTTTTTTTTCTTTTTCTTCTTCTTGCATTGCCATAGCTTCACTTCTTTTCATAGAAGTCATAAAACCTTTTCCGTCTGACATAATAACTAAAGGATCTTCAAGTCTGTGATATCCGTATAGTTTTTCTTCTGCAATTACATCTGTATCAAGTAATGCACTTGTTTTTGCAACTTCAACCTTAACGCCCAGGTGCATGGCTTTAGATATCCAAAACTCACAACATGCTCTACCGGATTCTGCAAAATGTAAATTACCTTTATAACTAAAGTCTATTCCAAACATTTTTAATGTTGATACTTTATTCCACAAAGCAAAAGCAATTGCGTAAGCTACTGTATTGTTTATATAACAACAGTTAAATTCTTCTAATATTTCGTTAATTGGGTACTCAACTAAATTCTTACATCTATCATCTAGCATGCATGTATAAATAGGAGTTTCACCATTTAATAATATTTGTGTTACGCCATCTGTTTGGCCACCAGCGTCATCTGTATCTAAGAATCTACCCGGAGGGTCCATCATAAATGTTCTGTCATGATATATAACAGATCCAACTCCGTTAATAGCCCACACTTCATCAAAGTGTACTCCGTGTGATTTAGCTAAATTGTAATCGTGCCAACTTTTACCAAGTCCTACAATAGCAACGCTTTTGCCTTCTAGGCTTTCAATTCTCTCCATATCTCTCTCCTTCTATGTAACGTTAGTTCTAAGTGAATCGTATCTGTATTCGTCTTTTCTTCCTCTGGCTTCAGCCATATTTTTTAATCTTTGAATTTCTTGACCAAATCTTGTTTCATACAATACTTGTATTTCAGGTTCACCTTTCATAAAGGTATAAGCTTCTATTAACGATCCATAAAGTAGTGCGTTACGAGCATTTTGAGAAATCCAAGTTCCTGTTGTTTGTGAAGTTAAACTAACCGGGTTATATAAATAATGTATTTCAACGTTGTAATCTTGATCCGGAACCGGTGAAACTATTAGAGTAGATCCGTTATTGCTTGCAGTAGAAAGATCTTTATCAAAATCTGCATAATACAATGGCCTTCCTCTTTCTGAAATAGCTACTGCATCATTGGAATATTCACGCATAAAACTTGTGTGTTTCTTTTCTAGGTAATGATAGTCATTGTTGCCATCAATAATAGCTAAAGAAAAACTAAGTTTAAAATCTGATGGCGTTGTAAGGTAAGTGTTCCCAGTAGTTAAATTACCGGTTACATTTTTTCTAAATAGATCAAACTGAATCAATTCAAAAATTCTGTCTTCAGTATTTTTAATCATGTCATCTAATGTAGAAACAAAAGTTGTTTCATCATTTTCAACATAATTTTGTATAAGTGTTTTTAATTCAGTTAACGTCATAATGTAATTGTAACCTCTCCAATTGAGCCTGTCATTTTGTCTACTGTAAAATTAGACCCAATAATGTTTGGATCCATAGAGTTACCTTTTTTAATATTACTATAGATTACAACAACAAAACCCTCACCAATACCAAAGTCTTCGCTTGGTCTAGGTTTGTATAAAGCCTCTGGGTCCATTACATGAGGTAATGGTTCTAGTTGAGGATGTTTAGTTTCAAAACATTCAGGACATGTCTTTAAACCATTCCATTCTTCTTTTAATGCAGAAAACTTATATTCAAAGCCACATCTATCGCAAATGGCTTTTGCATATTTACCAAGTGCATACGCCATAATTACAGACCTGTTCTATATGGAGCAATTCTGAAAGAAGATCTATCTTCATCTTGACTTAATGCTCTTTCAAATTCTTCTTCATACATTTGTTTTAACATTACCACTCTCTCTGGAGCTTTTTTAATTGCTATGTAATATGCAAGTCCTGCTGCAAAACAAGGATAAAATCTAAAAGGCATATCTACAGTATTGGTTGCCTTATCAGCATCGTCCATTCTTACAAGTTTGTTAAAGACCAATATGTCTGTGCTGTTCTCTGGAGCTGGCCATATTTTTAAAACAGGTGTAACTAATTTATTAAAGAAAAACTGAGACGGCCTAGATTTAGTTGATTTAGTTGGTATGTTTAAATACTCACTTCTACTAATTCTAGACATTTGTAAATCTAAGTCACTGTTATTAGTGTTTCTTCTTACAGAGCAATCTAGTATGTCAATAACATTAGAAGTTAACGTGTAATCTGTTTGTCCTTCAGTAACAGTCTGAGTTGCTTGATCTACAGTCCATTGGTTTAATCCCCGGTTAGCCCATTCTGCTAACATTAAATTAATAGAACGTTTGGCTGTCTTTAGATCGTAACCAGTTCTAAGTTCAAGACCACATCTTTCAAATGCTTCTTCCACAAACTCAGCTACATTTGGTTCAAAATCTGTACTGTTTGATGTTGCCATTATTTTTTCTTTTTAAGAGATCTTTCTATTTGTTTTGCTTGTTTTAGATGAAGCCTTGAAGCTCCTTTTAACTCTTTAACGAGTTTTCTTTTTTGTGCAATTGATAATTCAGCCATTATTCGTCCTCCGCATATAGATTATCAAAAATCTTGTTTACATCCAATGTATAGTCTAAATCAGATTTAGAATAGTGTATATGGGCAGACGGTTTAAAGTCTGGTGCTCCTGTTCCTGTTTCAAACCAAGCCGGGTGTGTAACCCTAACTCTGTTATTAGGTAACGCCACTATGTTTCCTGTCCATTCACCTGCATCTAACAATTCTAATACATGACTTTGTTTGTGTTGAGCTGGATCATCGGCTATTTCATTTTCTGAGTAATCTACTGTAAACATGTATTTAGCCGGATAGAATTTACCATCTATCTTTGCCATCCAGGGACAAGGAGTAGCTCTGTCTATAACGTAAACTGCATGATGGTGTGATGAACAATCCCAAGGTTGTGCATCATGTACTGCCATAGGTTCTGGCCATTCAGAAAAAGGTGTGTCTGCTACTAAAGCAGTTATAGGCATTCTAGCCCACATAGCTCCACCATGAGCATTATCCTCTTCTTCACCTTCAGCTTCTATGCCTGTAAAGATAACCTGGAAACTTAAACACCTACAAGGCATTGTAGTTACAGCTACTACCATAGCGTGTAAGAACTCACCGTGGTATTTTTCGTGGTTATGCGTGTACTCTCTCCTAACCCAGCATTTAAAATGTGGGATATTACTTTGCAAATAAGCCACTACCTTCTTTTTCTATTTTCTAAAATTTTAGGATTAGCCATTCTATTTATAGTTTTTGCTGCTTTTGATCCTTTCGCTACTTTACCTGCGAC